AGTCAGGCGTGACAAACTTATCAATCTTTGCTTCCATATCAAGATATCTTTGATATATCTCAAAGCCACCCCATAAACCACCAATGATTGTTCCTAATAGAGGTATGATTAAAAGTAATTTACTTCCACCTACTTTAATTCCCTTGTATTCTACTTCTGCCATAGTCTTTCCTATATTGTATATCAACTAATTTATTATGTAAAATTTCGTTTGCTAATCCATTTCTTAATCCTCTTTGGTTTTCTGGAACTTTTTTGTTTTTATAGATATTTCTATCTATATAAAAAAGTCCATCAGTTAAAGATGAATTATAACTGTTAAACCCTAAATTAAAGTTTAATAATGCAAGAATGTAACTTTGAATCTCTTTTTGAGCTTCTAGCGAGGCAGCCTCACCCATTTCTTTTGCTAGATTATTAAGTTTAGTTGTAATAATCTCTCTCATTTTCTTTTGTTTAGCTTTCTTCTTTTGTTCAGCAGTAGGCTCTTTTACTTTTGTTTCAGCAACCATTACTTCTTTCTCTTCTTTAGAGTCTTCTAAGTTTTTTCGTTCCTCGCTTTCATCTTCTGTTTTATCTTGCTGTTCATCCTGGTCATCTTCTAGTATTTCCTCCTCCTCGGACTCGGATTCGGTTTCTTGTTCTTCTTCTTCGTTACTTGATTCATCTAGTACCTCCTCAGGTTCTGGTTCTACTTCAGGTTCCATTTCTGGTTCCTCTATCTCTGGTTCTTCCAGAGTTTCTTCAGTTAGTACTTCTTCCGTCTCGGATTCAGATTCTAACTCTATTCCAAAATCTTCCATCATTTCTATTTCTAATTCAGCAAATACTTCCTCAAAAGTAACACTATATTCTTCAGGAGGAGGTTCAAAACCCCCATCATAGGTATCAGTGTCTATAGAAAAGTCGCTAGAATCAAAGATTTCGGGCTCAAAAGTATCCTCAAAAGATGTTTCAGGCCCATATGTAGCGTATTCTTCCCAATCATCCTCATATTCTTCATTCTGGGAACTGTCTTCTTCAGCTTCTTCTTCCGCTATTGCTGCACTATATCCAGGACAACTTGGTGAATAAAGTGGATCTAATGTACATTGATTATCTATATAAGCAGTCTCATACCCATTACACCCAATATCATACAAAGCACTAATCCCACACTGCTGATTATAATATGCAGATGCATAACCAGGACAACCAGAGTCATAAAGAGTATCAGCTGCACAGTTTTGATCGTATATTGCTTCTGCATAACCGACAGCATAGTAAGTACATACGTAACTTGCAGTAGCGTCTACTTCACATATTGATTGTCCTGCCTCTATTTCTACTGGTAATGGATCACCTGAGGTCCAATATATTCCCCCATCTGTAGATGGATTATTATAAAACCATTGAGTGTATTCACCAGCACTTAAGTCACCTACTATAGCAACAGTTACACTGTGACTTTGAATATCAACAGCTTGATATCCAAATCTAATATTTCCAGAGGGATAGATAGTTGTATCAAAGGTATTTAAATCAGTATTATCGTAGTATTCACTAATATTTTCCCAGAAGTAACTCTGGAACGTATCATCACCCTGTATGTAGAATTTACCTGTCCCTATGTCGATTAAGTCAGTATGCCAAGGCATAATGACGTAATCAAATCTAACGCCATCATAGTTACCATAATTATTGTTACTTGCAGTGAAATCGAAGGAGTTACAACATAATCCGTCATAGACAAGACCACTACCAGGAATTTCAGTAGGGTCCATGAATCCAATTACACCATTAGAGAACATAAATGATGTTACATAACTATTACCGTAGAAAGGGAATGTAAAATCTAGAGGAACTTCTACCCATTGGTCATCGCCAATAGTAACTTCTTCTTTAAGAGGATCAGCTAAGCTAAATTGCGAGTACAGCCATAAGAGCAACAGCAATGATACCGTCAGCCAGTTTTTCAAGCCACTCTCCTTTATCTACTTTTACCGGTTCTTTTATAGGTTGTTCTTGTGGATTTTTTTCCCACTCCACAGCAGCATCATCTCCTATTAATCCTTTTATAGGACAAGGAGTTCCTGCTTTTAACATTGCATCGTAAGTGCGCCAATCTTGACACATAACTGCAACAGCTGCTACTTTCATACCCATATCATAAAGTTTAGATGCAATTTTTAATCTCTCACAATTTAAGTCCCGATATGTTCTACCTGTAGATATACCTAATATTTGTGTCTGTACACTACCAGACCACCCCATTGCACATACATCTGAATTATTAGAGCTAACAGATGGACTTATAGCACTGGGAGGATTAGTACGTACACGTGTATTTGTATCAGTAGAAGTACTTACAGTAGAAGTACTTGTTGATTCAGTTACGATAGGGTCAGCCATAACAGGAAAAACAAATATAGTCCAAAAAGTAATAACTATAAATCCTGCAATTATGTTATTCCGCAATCTATCAGACATTTATTAGGTTGGTTCAGCATTTGTAATTTGAGTATTCATATTACCTGTACCTGTTGCATTAAGTGCAGTAATATTAGTTGAGGCTACACCTGCTGTACTAATATTAATAGCCCATGCATCTAATAATGTCTTAAGATATTTTTGGTCAGCATTCCACTTAAATCCTTTAGCTTGCTCACTATATAAATTAGCTTGTTTACCTAAAATACTATCAGCATGAGGAGCAATTTTAGAGGTTTTCTGTGTTTGACCAAATTCAGTAATTTCTTTTTGATTGATTAAAGATGTTTCAGCATCAGTTTTTAATTCTTGTGCATCTATTAATAATTCTTGAGCATCAACTAGTAGTTTATCCGCGTCTACTTTTAAACCTTGTTTAGTAGTTAGGATCACATCAGCATTAGTTTTTTCTAACCCCATAACAAAAGCAACAGATTGCTGTAAAGCACTTTGCATTGCCCCTAAATAAACAGTAGCATAATCACTACCTGTTATTCTTCCTAAATTAAACTGTGCTTCTAAATGTATATTAACAGCTTCCATTAGGTCATCAAATGCACCTGTACCTGTGACTACATTATTAGTAACTGTTAAAGAACTACCTTGGGTTAGTGTTGCATTAGTAATAGTTGGCATTTATTTATCCTATAGAACCTGTAGCTTTTTGTTTAACTCTTAATTTTTCTATTTCATCTGTAGTTAGTGGAGGTAATACCTCAACATTAAAAGCTTTAATATTTTGTGGTTCCATTACTTCTTGACCATTACGATGAACTTTTTTAAATATTTGGCATTCTGCAGCCATAAGATGTTCATAAAGGACATTTGGTATATGCCACCCTTCTTCATTATTATAAGGAATGTATTTTTTAACAGCTCTACCATTATTTAATTTTCTATTACCTACAGTAAAAATATCACCGGTATGATCTCTTTTAAGGGGATTATTTGGTCTTACGATTACACGAATAAGCTTTTGAGCGTTCATTTCTCGTAATCCCTCTAATTCAACACCTTTATATTGAAAGTTTTCATCAATATCATCATCAGTTAGTATAGTAACTCCCAATTCTTTTGCTAATTCTTCAGCTGTTTTACCCTTTAAGATAACATCTGAAACAGGGGAATCTTTACCACTAGTAATCCCATCTATATTATTTAATGCATTTATTAATTTATCTCTTTTAGTATTAAAATGCATTTTAATACCGTGATTACTTAATTCATCACTCATCTCTTTAGATGTCATATTTTCAATATTCATATAATCTCCTGTTTAAAAAATCTTCCCCACATCATAAAGTATTCCATGTGGGGAAGATAAAAATCCTCTATTAAGAAGATTTAGTCCAAAGTATACCTAGGCGTTCAGGGCGTAAAGCCATGAAACCATAGTACCATTTGATTGAGTAAAACCCTTTTTCACCGTAAGGGTCATTTACGTCCGCAGTCTCTCTACCTGGCTTCTTATGAGTAGTAGTGAACTTCAAAGTCTTACCATTAGTTTGAAAACCAATAGTAGTAAATGAACCATCACCTACACATAACATAGGATAGATATCAACGCCTGCTGCACCACCGCCTTGGTCATACAACATTTCAGGTACTACAACAAAACGGAATTGGTCAACTGAACCAATTTCGCCATTAAGTACATTAGTAGCATCAGCGTATTTTTCTACACCAACAAAACCTGAACCTACAGCAGAACTACTATCAATTCCTTTCATTTTACGAACTAAAGGAATTAAATCTGGTCCAATGTACATAACACGACCACCATTGACAGTTTTAGTATCTGTCATACGAGAACCTGAAATTATCTTAGTTTGCTTAGGTGTTTTGTTATTATCCAAAGCAATAGATAAAGTCATTAGGTCATCATAATCAACGGCTGCAGCTACAGTAGCTTTAGTTGTTACTACACCTGGATACTGAACAGTACCATTTGTAGTAGCTTCATTGATTAGGTCTTTTTGTAGTTGAGCTTCAGTTAGCTCAGTTGCACCTACCATCATTTCTTCAGTTATATGAGATAGTAACTCAGAATCTGAATCGAAATCCAATGATTCTTGAGTGTACTCAGTGAAGAAACCTTGCTTGATTAGTGAACCAGTTATTTGTGTACGTGTGAAACCTACACGGTTAACTCTTCCACCATTCTCAGTCAATGCCGGTAGACGATCAGCAATTACACCAACATCTTTGGATGAACCATAAATGTTACCATATAGTTGCTTAGTACTACCACCAGTACCAGCTGCAGTTACAGCGTTAGCTGAAGTAGCATAGTAGCCCTGGTGAGTTGCAGATGCTGCAGTCCAACCAGTACCACCTGTTTGAACTACACCTGTTGCATTCCAAGCCATGAACTTAGTACTAGTTTGTATTAAACCATCTGCATCAATACCTTGATCGGTAGTGTTAAGATCGTCTAATAGTGGATGATAAACATCCTGTTTAATTGTTTTGCCGTGATGTTTAGGCATAGCCCTTACATCTGCTAACGGCATAAAGTACTGAATGTCACGTACTTTAATAAGCGCTTTCTTAAAATAAAAATCCGTCCGCGCCTGAGGACCGATTGCCGAAGCAGTACCTGAAGCGGTACTGGACGGGGTATTATATACTTGTGCCATAATATTCTCCTATAGCGATATAAAATAAGAACACTATATATCCGCTAATTTCAAAAAGTCCTCATCCGTCATATTAAGATAATTAGGTGGAACAGTTGAATTTTTGGTTGTAGTCTTCTTTGTTGATGCTGCAGCTTTACGTTTCTGTTTAATTGCAACATCATCCCTTGCTTTAGGTTTTGGTACAGATGCATTAGGAGATTGGTTAAATTGTCCCTCTTGTATTATGGCTCCGTTTTTAAATAAGTGTTCAGCTACTAGTTTATAAGCCTCAACATCAGGCATTTGTAATCTGCCTAACGCTCGCTCAGTATCCATAACTGACTGTACTTTATCAAATACTCCATTATAAACATGCTCATTAATAATGCCTATAATTCCAGGGTTATCTGATATTAGTTGTTTACTTTCGTTATCCCATTCTTTTGCTAAAACATTTATAGTTTTATCAAATGAAGGAGTATCTCTAATATCATCAATTGCCTGATTTATTTGAAACTCTTTATCACTTATACCATAATTAGTAGGTTTATAACCCACCTCTTCATCAGTATCTATATCTAACGGATCTATGCCACTATCTTTTATAAGCTGGACGATTGCTTTAGGGTCCTTTTTAGAAATGTCAATTAAATTGTTAAGTTTAGTTTGATCTAACAATCCTTCTTTTTCTAACATACTTACCATTTTTAGATGAGGAGCAATAGTCTTCATCTTATTATGATAATCAGCACCTTTCTGCATTAATGCAATAGCGTCATCAACATTATCAACTTGCATCATTCGCTTACTAGCTTTAAAGGGTGACGTAATCCGTTTATATGCCGCTTCAAAATCTACTTCAGCAGGTTTCTTTGAATCTTCCTGTTTAGTTTCCAGGACAGTTTCTTCTGTTTCAGCTGTTTCGGTATCTGTAGTTACATCATCTGTATCCTCTGGCTCTGCTTCTATAGTATCTTCGGATGTTTCAGCTTCCAGTAGAACTTCTTCTTCTGGGTCAGTTACTTCATCACCTAATGTCTCTTCTTCAGATTCTTCGGTAGTACTTTCGGACGCTTCAATTTCTATACCAGGGGTTTCCTGATTAGGTTCTTGATCCACATCCTCACTTAATACATCTTCAGAAGTTTGCTCTTCTTCAGATGCGTTAATTTCTTCTGGGTTTTCTTGAAGATTTGCTGTTTCTTCAGCTTCTAATTGGTCTTCAATTTCACCTAAATTCTGGTTAAGGAATTCTTCGTCAGACATTCCTAATTGGTTTTCTATAGCCATTATTCTAAGTTCTCCTGTAGTATAGCAGTTCTAGCATTTTCGTCCTCATTAAGAGTTTGTTCTGCTTGTACACCTCGTTGATGTACACTATCAAAAAAATTAGATAAGGCTCCTACACCGTATATCATGTAATCTATTAGTTTTTTCTGCTCCTCATTTAAATTGGAGCTTTTAGCCATAACTAATCTTGCGGCTTCTTCTTTAAAATAATAATCTAAAATTACTTTTTTAAAGTCTCTATTTTTAAAAAGTCTTTCTACACTTTTTTTAACATCTATAAAGTGTTTAGCTTCTGCCATATTGGCATCTAATTGGTTTAACTCTTCTTCTGTGCTCATCGTGTGTCCTCATATTGAGATAAAAACAAAGTAGTATTTTTATATATGTGTTTTCGTGATTATATCACGATTTTAAAAACATTACCTCTCATTTAACATTGGTTCATTAATAATAGCATCTGCAAACTTCTGGTCCATAGCATTTTGCTGGTCAGTTGCTTTCAAATCCTGTTCGTGTTGTCTATTAACTCCTGATTCTTGTTCTACAAAGGTTAAATCCTCTAAATCAGACTTACTATTTAAGTTTCTAGACTTAGCAAGTTCGGTTTGTGTCTTCGCTTTCTTAAACTCAACATCAACAGCATTCTCTTGTGCTTTAGCTGATTCATTAGCTATTTGAGCTTGTAATAATTGCATTTCAAGCTGTGCTTTTTGTTCAGCCATTGGGTTAGGTTGAGGTTGATACTCTTTAATTTGTTTAGATAAATCAGGCATTTTACGTAATCGAGCAATATCAGCTAATATAAGTTGTGACATAGCAGGATCCATATTATTACCCATAGTTTGTAGCATAAACGATAATTCCTGAGCTTTTTCGTTATCTGCTTCAGCAGTTGATATATTTAATTTAATATCATACATACCACCTAAATCTTCTCTATTAATAGCAACAAACTCTTCGTTTGTTACTCTTATAATCTCTTGGTCTGATAAAAACTCAGAATTCATTGAAATAATCTTACGACCTACTTGATTAATACCATCAGCTAGACGTCTTAGTATTCCTAATTCGCGTTTAGACGTTGCATCTAGAGCACTTCTAATACCTGTAGCTGTATTACCTAAAGCTTGACCACTAATACCAGTATTAAATGCTTTAACACCTGTTAGTGACTCAGCTTCATTATTTTGTAAATTAAGCATATTAAGAGCACTTTGTGGTATTTCAGGGTATGTATCCATATGAAATGCTTGTCTAGGGTCTACATTAGAATTAAACTTATAATCTGCACCTTGTTCAAATTTTCTAGCGTTAGTTACATCTAAAGCATCTTTACGAATACCCATTTGACCATTAGCTGACCTACCAATAATATCAATCATACCTCTGGTTACAGCACCAATAATTTTTTGATTATCTTCTAATAAAGCACCATCAGGTTGTCCATAAATACTTTTACGTACTGGAAGATATTGAACTGATACAAAAGGTAATTTTTTATCTGGGAATGGGTTTTCTTCCATTCTAATTAATACATTACCAACCCATGTAGCCATAAAGGGTGATACTTCTCCAGTATCATGTATATCCCAATAACCCCAGTATTCATGAACTATAATCTTTTTACGAGCTTCATCTTTAAACTTAAAATTACTTTCATCTTCTACATTATGGTCAGGTTCAGCTAAAGGACTAGCATTTTCCATTATGATGTGATCTAAATTTTCATATCTACCATCTTTTTTAAGGTCAGACATTGATGTTTCAAAACTATAGATAACAAATTCAGCTTTATCTAGATTACCTAAACATGTAGGGTCAACGATAGTATTGTTGTAATCACATACTTCTAATTCTGGTTGATTTTTTAATATATTAATCTGCTCTTCTACATGAGTACCAATTTGTTGGGGTATCATTGGGATACCTGTTTCCATAGTCATTTGATGAGCTTCTTGTACTTCTGGAGGAGTTTCTGTTTGATAGCGCTGAGGGTCTTGTTCCATCATAGCATGTAGTTGTTCATGCATTTGACCTGATTCAGGTGAAGCAATGAAATCAAAGTCAGGAACTTCAACTTCTACGCTTTCGTCTTCGTATTCCCAACCTACTTTAACTATTACTGTACCTTCATCTACAGCAGTACGAACATATTCATCAATAAATGCAGTTTTATCTAGTTTACAATTGATTTGATAATTAAGAACTAATCCATTTTGTATTGCTGACTCCTTATCTTCAAAAGTCATAGGAGCTGTATTAAATAAATCATCAGTAGATAGGAAAGGTTCACTTAGTGCAGCATAACGCCATTCTGCTTGTTTACGTATTAACTTAGGTACAATTTTAGATCGTCCCTTTTTATATTTAATTGTTTGTTCACCTTTTAAAGCACTTAACCAGTTATCTACGTCTAATACATGAGCAGTATGAGCTGATTGTGCTTCTTCGTAGTCATGCTTCATTTCTTCTAGAGTAGGAGTATTTTTCCAATCTACAAGCTTTTCTGGTTCACTTAAATCTACATCTAAATCGTGTTGTAATACTTCTTTTTTGGCCATTATGCTATACCTTTAAGTTTTTGTGCTTCATGATATTGCAGTACTCTAATATCTTTGTATTTTTTAACTTTATATAAATTTTTGCCTTGGTATTCAAATTTTGAATCCATGTATTTATCAAATACATCTACATTATTATCAAATAAAACACAATATATATCTTTATCTTTTACTATCTCTGTACAAAAATACTCATAAACATCGATGAAGCACTTTTTGTCTTCAACATTATCAGCAATAGCTATACTAGGAATAAAATACCCAGGAATACCTTTATCATACATATAATATAAAAAGGCATTTCCTTTATGTATTGCTGTACAGCGTTTAAATTTTATTTCTTTTGTACTCATTTACTTGGTGTAAACCAACTTTTAATTTTTTCAATATCTATTTCTTTTCTCTTAGGTGTATGTTTAATCCAACCGGGTTTTTCTCCCCATGTTTGCATTGCTTTTTCATAACCAGCATTAGTTTGCCAAAAAGGTGATTCTATATCTGCACTCCAATAACCTTTACCTTCTTCTTGACCCATAGCTTGTTTAAATTTAAATCCTGGCATTTTTCCATAATCTAGTGTTGCATTTTTAGGTGCACCTAAATCCATATTTGCACTAGCCTGAGTATTCACATTAGATTTCTTACTATTTTTTGTATATGGATTTATTACTTTAGTTTTTGTTTCATCATTTTTTGTTTCATCAGTTTTTGTTTTATCAGTTTTTGTTTCATCAGTTTTTATTCCTTGTGGTCCAAATCGTGGTCCATATGATGACATAGCTTTTCCCATATGTAAAAGTCTTCTCTCTTCTTTGGCATTATCAAACATAGCTTGATCTGATTCTGATACTGGTGTTTGTGTATAACGATTCATTGTAGGATTTTCAGCACCTTTTAATCCACTTCCTCTAATTATATCTTCCATGCGATATTTAGCATTCCAATTTTTCCAAGGAGTATTTAGATCTGGGTCATCTGGATTATAAAAATAACTATCATCTTTTTCAGCATTAGCTCTATCCATTATTGCAGCTAATTCTTTAAGTTTATATCTATCTCTACTAACATGATGTTTATCTTGATTTACTCCTAGATTAAAATTTGCAGAACTACCGGCAAAAGAACCCCTTCCACCAATGGGTAAATTAGTAGCTCGATTTTGATAAGCATTTTCTCGAGATTCGAGGGCTGCATTAGCTGCCATATCAGCATACCTATCCCTACTAATATGATGTTTATCTGGGTTTTTTCCCATACTAAGATTTGCGGAACTACCGGCAAAAGAGCCTCTTCCACCGTTTGCTGCTAAAGTCTGCCCAACAATCCCTTCATTTTGTAAATTATTACTACGAAATTGTGCAGCATCTATAGCTTTAATTTTATCTGCATGAGTACTTGTAGGAGTAAGTTTTCCTGCTTTAAGCATAGCTAAAACACCTTTAGCATTATAAACCCTACCATTTAATAAACTAGGTACATTAATCCACTTACCACTTCCTTTTGGGTATTCTAAAGTTACTGATAATTCAGAATGCAGTTCTCCTGTATTTTTATTTTTATAAATAACTTTACCTTCTTTTGTCTTTTTATCTGTTGGTTCAAGAGCATAACTTTTGTCTACGTTTCTTAAATGTGTTCTATTTGCTGCCATGTTTTATCTCCCAATTAGCGGCAACTTTGCGATGCTTGTTCCAAGCCGCAAAGCCGCCTAATCTGAGTCCATAATATGCAAGATAATTTATTAATCTAAAACCATTTTGTATAATATTTATGTCTCTAAAAATAATGTCCATCTGTTTTTGTGTTTTAATTCCTGTAGACTTTTTCTTTCCTTTACATAACAGTGTTTCGTACTTATAACCATAATCATGTATTAATCCCCCAACTAACA